ATCCATCAACAAATACTTGCCTAAAGCTTGCGGCTTTTTATACTATCCGGGATAACATGTTTCCTAAAAAAGAGGATATACCATTTTACTCTATGCAAAGTATGCCAATGACGGATGATAAAGTCAAATATGAAAGTAAAACTGAATTTGGTCAAGTAGTTGCTGATATGGATATTGATGAGCTCATGCCTATAATGGATGAGCTTATGACAACTCTTAAAGTATTAGTCCCTAAATTATATGACGGAGTGATGCGAAAGTTGTCACCTGATTATTAAAAATTGAATACAAAAAAGAGGCATCCAAACGGATGCCTCATTTTATACCAAAATCAGATAATCTCTTTTTTGCAAGGTCAATATAATATTGCTTATCGAGTTTCTTAGGGATAGGCATATTATGAACATCACCATTTTCAATAAAACATTGATCAGGCGTGTTTCCAAATTTTGCCGGATTATTTCCAGACCGGCATTTAAGGATCTTACCATCTTTAGGATCCATTGATGCAAAGACCCTATAACATTTATAGCTGTACCTGGTTCCGTTATGTTCTACATATTCATATTTTGAACTAAGCTTTACCAGCTTTTGAAATTCGATCAACTCTTCACAGCCATTAATAGTATCTTCAACCGGTGTATTATTCACCATATACTCAACAAGAGCTTTGTTAATGATCGGAAGATCATAATCCAGCCGGTTTAATTCTTTGACATAGGTGCCTTTTCTTTCTATCCCGCCGTCAAGATCTACCCAAAGATAATTGTTAACATCTTTTTGATAGATCTTATAGATCTGATCAGTTTCAAGTAAAATATTACAATGCTCTGTGCTGCAACGGGTCTCCCATTCATAACAGATATCATCCAGCATATCAAATGCTTCATCCGTATCGGGGATCTGGATAATAAGACCGTCTGTATTTGATTGTATAAGTCTAAACTCCGGAATAATTTCGAGATGCTCTATAAGATCCAAAAGCATAAGCTGACCGTTAATGCACATAATGTTATTATTGCGAGGATCATACGCCTTATTATTTTTATCTTTCATTGCACCGGACAAAGCATTCAATACCAGCTTATAAGGCAGCTGAGCTTTTTTATATTTCTTGGCCTCCTCTTTGGTTTCTGCAGTGATCTGCTTGTGCTTTAATTCTTTTCTGGTATCATAAATCACTTTGAAGTTATCATTTGTGGCTGCCCTGGTCACTAATTGATAAGCTAATAGCTCAGAGGGATAGTAATTATTAACATCAACATGAAATAGGCCTCCATGGACGAATATGGGCTCCTCAGGGGCGCCGTGGCAGCCGCCGAAGCCGAACGTATGAGGAACACCCGCCACCAAGGTAGAAAATGAAGTGTTTTTATAAAAGGATTTTTTGTCTTCTTCATTATCAAAATGTAACCCTATAAACTGAGCAAACCAGTCTTGAACATATTTATATTTTTTAAGCTGCAAGCATGGTAGAAAGAAGAAATCAAATTCATCATCCCAATCATGTCTCTCACAGCCGAGAATGTTTGCGGTGAGCTGAGCACTGCTATCTTTAAGATTAAACAATGAGCACTGATCAGGAAACGCTTTTATAAGGGCCAAAAAAGAATTGAAAGTATCGATATTTTCCATAAATACTTCTATTGTATTTTCAACATCGGCAGTACAATATTGAATGGTTTCTTCAATTTCTTTTGGTGTAAGCTTGCGATCGATATTAAACGGGACGGATGTCTCTTTAATATTGTTACCCATAAATCCCTCAAGCGTTTTAAGGCCGGAAGATTTAGATGTAAAGACATCATAATTGATCATCGGTATTTTATTGAATGCCCTGGATATTTGCCAACCGTCTAAACCGTCAATGATAATCCGGTCATTGATCATTTTTGGATCCATACCTAAAAGGATCCCTTTAAAAATATATTTATCATAATGTTCGATATTGAAACCAACCCAGATATTCCTGACGTTAGCGTCATATAATCCTTGAAGAGCCTTTGAGTCATTAACTATTGGAAATTTAATGCGCTTATCTGTATCAACAAATACTGCGAGCCAGTCATATTTAAAAACCTCAAAGTCATAAAAGATCATAAGTTTTGTCCTCCTTGGGCAGTTCCAGGATGAGAGGGGTATGCTCATCCTGGCCTTGTCATTCTCTGTGAGGTGTCCTGCTCTCGCTCACATCATCCGGGTGCTACCCGACCGCGCAACCCCTGCAGGATTCGAACCTGCAAATGTGGGAACCAAAATCCCGTGCCTTAACCATTTGGCGAAGGGGCTATATATAGGCCAGATATTTTTATCTGGCCCACAAATATTATTTAGCTGAACGGAAGGTTGTCATCATATACCTGGACAATAGTGATCGGATTGAATGCATCCGGATCATAATCTATTTCAAGAGAAATTCCAGGGCAAATATCCTGATAAATATCAAGGATCTCTTCGGCAAACTGAGAATAGTTCTTGAACTCCAGAGAATCGCCAGCATCAAGCAGATTTTTAACCCAAGCAATTACGCCCTTGATCGCAACGCCGTCATTCCAGCGCTCAGTCGTCTTATTGCCGCAGATAACCCGGTTGAAGAAAATCTTTCTCTTATCCTGCTTCTTAGGAGCATCAAGAGTCTTGGTGATACCCATCTGGACCGCAAACATAAGCTTATCACCATTCTTAGTGGGCTTAACTTCCATCTTATCGATAACTCCCACATATCTACCTGCAGGCACATCATCAAATTCAGGAGCTGCATCCATCTGCTTCTTAAGCGCATTGTTATCAACCATCTTGTCAAACTTATCAAAATCCATTATTATATCCTCCTTTTATTTACCAGTGCTACCAAACGCACCATCATTACGCTCTTCACCGAGCTCATCAACAAATTCAGCATAGATCACAGGTCTGATCACAAGCTGTCCGATCTTTTCACCGGCCTTAAATTCTATTATGTTATCTGTAGTATTTAAGAGTATAGCATGGATCTCTCCTCTATATCCGGAATCGATCGGAGCATTAGCGGCATAAACGCCCTTGGAACTAAGTCCTGATTTACAATGAATAACCGCATCATAGCCATCAGGAAGTTCAATACCTATACCGGTTGGAACCTTCTCAACCATATGAGGCCATAGCGTGACATTCCTTGCCGCAAAGATATCTGCGCCTGAATCATTATAATGTGCTCTGTCAGGTGCTTTGAATCCTTTAAATTTTATAAGCTTAATTTTCACTTTTTCACCTCCTTTCAAACTGCGACTTCATATTTTATAGCCGGCATTGGGTCATAGTTTATGACATTAATGTCATTAATCGTTACATCCCAAAAACTTTTTACATCGGGATTGATCATAATTTCAGGTGCCGGTTTACGGATCGTTCTAAGCTCATCAAATTGAGAGATCTGTTTGCTTACTCCATCATATTGGTTAGCATATATATGACTATCAGCCATAACGTGAGTAAGTATTCCTGGTCTCACATTTAAATGCTTTGCAAATAGATGAGTTAAAACAGCATATTGGGTTGTATCAAATGGAACACCTACCGGATAATCAGCTGACCTTTGCACGAGCATGCAATTTAGATGCCCTTTGATGATATTCCAAACAGATGAATAAGTGCAAGGGACCAGATTCATTTCATCCAGTTCCGCAACATTCCACATGTTGATCACACATTGCCGGTTGCTTGGATCCTTTTTAAGAGTTTCCAAAATATATTCAACCTGATTGTCATATCCTCTTGTAGGTTTGCCTACTTGGTAGCCATAAGACTTACCTATCGTCCCATCTTCTCCGGTCCAGCTGTCCCAGATCTTACTATTGAGCTCGGCAGTCCGGTTAGATTGTTTTTGCATGATCCATAGGATCTCGTCAACAGCACTTTTCCAATAAACCTTTTTTGAAAGAAGGATCGGAAACTCTTTTTCAAGATCCACGATGATCTGAGTTGCCGGCAGTCTTTTGGTAATAATACCAGTACGTACGTTCTGCTCTTCTGAACCATTCTGCATGATATTTATCAGGTTCATTATGTATTGCATCTCATAGATCATCCCTGTGGCCTCCATATTCGTCCATTAACAAGCCTTTAAGCAATAATAAGTAGTTTATATGGTCTGTGATCTTTTCTTCCCATATGGTCAAATTAGAGCCTTCCTGGCGTATCAGATCATAAATGCTTATCGTGTGCTTGGCCATCATGCCCGCGAGGGCCTGCCTGGGTGTTATACCTTGCAGGCCTGCGGCAACTTTAAATGCATGGAACCGGTCATTGCTGTCTGAGTCATATTCCTCACCTTTTTTACAAAGCAGGGACTGACAATATTCAAGTTGCTCTTCAACGACCTTATTAAATTCAGCATTAGTCATTTATGCCCTCGCTTTCCTGGTACGTCTCTTAGGCTGATCAACGGCAGGCTCAGGATCCGCGACCGGTTCAGGCATAACTTCAGGGGTATCTTCCGGGATGGTAACTTTAGGAAGCTCTTCAAGGGTACTCTCAGGAGTTTCTTCAACTGCCTTATGGGATCGTCTTCTCCTGGGTTCAGGCTTCTCTATATCGCCAGCTTTTTCCTGGTCAAGCTTTATCATCTCGGCATCAGTCTTGGCACCATCAAACTCATAATAATTGCGGATCTTAGAATCAACATATGCCAGATCATTATCGATGGAAAAAGTATCGAACATTCCGAGCGGACTCTTGACGGTGTCCTTACCAGAATTCTGGGTGAAGAAATAATAATTTCCTTCTGAAACTCCAGTCTTAAGAACGATCGTAAAAAGGCCTTCTATCGTGATCTTTTCTCTGAGCAGCTTTCCGATCAGCTTAATTGTTGTAACTCCATTTTCAAGAGTCTCACAGTGGCTGAGATAATATACACAAACATCTTCAGGAAGCTGCTTGCAGACATCTATGATCTTGAAATAGTTCTCACCAAAATCATTCCACTTATCCCATCCGTTTTCCTTGATACGATCCATATAAGGGATCGCTAAGATGTACTGAAAATCATCAACGATGATGATCTTCTTACCAGCATTAGCTTGCGTCTTCATATACTCACAGATCTTATCGGCATCAGTTATGCTATTAAGGGTCTCGAACTTTTTGGAGCCCTTAAAAGGAAGGGGCTTGCCTACAGGATTGATGATCGCGGTGATCGCCGGATCGCAATTGCGGATTGATGTGGATTTACCGGTGCCACTCTCACCCATGATTAAGATTTTTTCTGCCATGATTTGTCCTCCTTAATATTTTATGTTAAAGGATGCGGGTACATCCTCTATGGCACAGGCTTCTTTTGGAATAATGGTTCCTAACTCACTGTCGATGACTTCACCGGAATCTGATACGGTAAGACCTTTTTTAAACTCAGCCCAGTCAATAGACTTCTTTATCTTGATAAAATCATTACCATCATTATTCTCAAGATATTCAAGAAGCTTTTCATCATCATGAGTGATCTTAACGCTTGGCTTCTTAAATACCAGGGTCCCGGATATAAGCTTATACGTTTTCTGAGTCTTTGTCTCCTTGGGTTTGATGGTCTGAAAGTATTCGATCAAGCAGCTCTTAAGATATGCCGTGTCGTTATCGCATTTTGATTTGAGCTCTTCAATACGATCATTAAGTTCCTTGATCTTTTCTTCTGCTAAAGCAATAAGACGATCTCTTTCATCTTCTGCTTCGTGGATCTGAGTGACTGCCCAATCGGCGGTCTTGTCATTGGTGATTTTAAAAGTTTCATCCATAAGATTATCCTCCTTGCAAAACGAATTATAATTGATTTGTTATTGGTTGTAAAGTGTTTTTTATAAAATGATAAAAATTTTTTTAACCAAGAAATAAAAAAATTAGAGGCTCAATTTTTTATACCACTCGCTCTGCTCCATAATATTTTTTTCATACCAGGTTTGACCCGATAATTTACCATTGATTAGATCTTCAAATTTGCTTAGATCTTTTGGATAAAGTAAAACTCCTATGCCTTTTGCTTTTCTTATTTTTTTCAGATTTACAAGTTGTAATAATGTTGGCTTACCACCATCTCCTTTCAATTCCATTCCATAAAATTTGCCATTAATACAAACGAGCACATCAGGTATGCCTTCCTTGGTATATTTTGCTCCTGCCCAGTATTTGATATACCAGGCATTATGATCATCAAGAAATTTTTCCACTTTCATTTTAAATGGAGTTTCTTTCATGTAG